CTTATACTAAACAAGTTAGGGGCGCCAATATCCTGAACACTTCGTTCGCGACTACTGGCGGTGATGGTGTTACATTATTTAGCACTGCTCACCCAACAACATTCGGTGGAACCTGGTCAAACAGAAGTGCTACGGATGCGGATCTTAACGAAACCTCATTAGAGCAAGCATTGATTGACATTGCTGGCTTTATCGATGAAAGAGGCTTAAAAGTTGCAATGAAGGGAAGAAAACTTATTCTTCCTGTTAACATTCAATTTGTAGCGGATAGGATTTTAGAATCCACTCTTAGAGTCGGTACTGCTGATAATGATATTAATGCGATCAAGAATATGGGTATGCTACCTGAAGGTTATGTAGTGAATCACTACTTAACTGACACGGATGCGTGGTTCATAAAAACTGATTGCCCTAATGGATTCAAGCATTTCATAAGAGCTGCCCTTGCCACTGGCATGGAAGGCGATTTTGATACAGGAAATATGAGATACAAAGCACGTGAGAGATATAGCTTTGGTTACTCTGATCCTCGTTGCGCATACGGATCACAAGGTTCATAAAACTTACACTGGATCCTCCCAGATACGAAGAAGGCGCTTGTAAGAGCGCCTTTTTTGTTTTACAACTATCTTGTTAATGTTGGTGAATGCACGTCATGAGGACGGTGTATTTACTGGTCAAATTAAAAGGAGACTGACATGACAACACATTTTAAGATGCCTGATCGATTTCCGGTTACCAGTACGCAAGGTGGCGGATATGACTTTCTAGGCCAAACTTCGTATATGGATGATTTTTATTCATTCATTACAAGAACCAATACAAGTAATAATGGAAGAGGTTCACCAGGATGGTACGTGAGCCAAACTGCTAGTACCCAAACTTGTCAACCAGATGCAGATGCTCATGGTGGATGGTTACAACTAGATGAAGTAAATGCAACTAATGATGCCTATAACCAAGTTAATACTTTTACTGCTTTTCAACTAAGCACAAAAATGAATTCTGGTTTTGAATGCAGAATAGCAGTTGAAGATGTTTCAACGACAGAAATGGTTATTGGGTTAGTTGATACAGATGTAACTTCAGGAACAGTAGATATTACTGATGGTGTATATTTCTCTAACTTTGCTGATCCTACTTCAATTACGGCTGGAACGGGTTGGTATTTACACGCTGAAAAAAATGGAACGGTGACTTCAAGTTCAGCATTAGTGGATCCTTATACTGGTGATACTTTTGTGATTGAAGACGGTTCTCTTCAAGCAGCGAGTGCAACTCAATTAGCAACTCCAAGTAATTCATTTATTTTTGGATTTAACATTGTTCCTCAAGGATCAAATGGTAATGTAAATACTGCTGTGATTCAATCATACTTAGGACCTGTTGGAAAACAACCTATGGCTGCTGAATCAATTGCAACCACTAATTTACCTGATGATTTGGCATTAGGAATTATGATTGGAACTAAAAACAATACAACAACCGCATCTATTATGTGGGTTGATTATATTAAAATGATTAGTTCTAGAGGCTTTGGTAGTTCAACTACACTCTAAATAAATAACTCTGGGTGAGGTGTAATGACCTCACCCTTTAATAGGAGACAAAATGACACAAGTTATAAACAAACAATTTGATGGAGGTAGAAAAGCTATCTTTGTCATGAATTTTAAAATTGCATCAACCACAGCGGAATCTTATGAAATTGTCTGTGCTAATTTAAATAATAATACAGCAGGAGATGCATGCACAAGTTTAGCTATCAATAAGGTATGGTGGAGTGTTAATAACACTGCTGTAACTAAACCTTTATCCCTATATTGGGAAGCATCATCAGATGATTTAGCCATCACGTGCAATTACGCAGATAGCAAGGATTTCAGTTCACTTGGAGGATTATTAAATCCTGAATCTTCTGGATATAGTGGAGATATAAAAGTTGAATTTGAATCAGTTACAAATGATGATACGGCAACTTTAGTTTTAGAACTATTGAAAAGTTACTAAGTCAACATGGAATGCGAAAACTCATGTTTAGCATGGCTATCATTAGTGCTCTTAATATGTATGGATGTGTGTATCAAGGTATGAGTATGAAACCCCATAAAACGAGTGTAACAACAACCTACGGACAAGATGAAGTGGACAAGGCAAATGACAGCAAGGATCAGACAAAGGATTCAATGCAGATAACGGTGAAACAGGAGTTTTTGTGGGAGGAGTAAGATGGAATTGATTATAACTGTATATGCTATTTGGATTGTTGGAGGAGTAATTATTATGGTGATACAACAATGAACGGATTAAAGATATCCTTCGCCGTTGTGGCATTTGTGCTCGTTCAGGGGATCGGTGTCATATGGTACGTCTCGAAACTCGATTCTCGCGTGGATCAAATGTACAAAAGCTTCGAGGAAGAAAATAAAAAAGAAGTTATTGAGAATCAGGTTAAAATGAAAATTGATCTGGAAAATTTAATTGCCGATGTCAATGAACAGCACAAGGATCTTTTTTTAATGTTGCAAGGATCCAATGACATGATCCAGCAGAACCAGACCAAGGGTGGATCCTATTCTTATGGTGACTAATGGACTGGTTTGACAATCTAATCCTAGTTATAGGAATCACAACAGTGATAATATTTATATTGGTGGTAGTATAATGGCAAATGACAGAGTCGATATATCGGATAAAACGGCGATCAGCATGCCGATGCGCAACCTTTTGGCCATATTGTCGACCGTCGCGGTCGGCGTCTGGGCGTTTTTTTCCATTCAGGAGCGCTTGAATAACGTAGAAACTCGGGTAACTCTATCCGAATCAGACCTCACGAAAAATACAGAATTCCGGATCAAGTGGCCCAGGGGCGAGCTGGGAGCATTGCCCGCAGACGCTCAGCAGGATTTATTAATCGAGTTTCTTAGTTCTCAATTAGAGTCTATGATGGAAGATATGGAGTCAATGATGAGCAATTCCGTAAATATAAAGAGGGCACAGCAGGACATAGAACGATTACTTGACGACGTTGAGAAATTAAAAGACAAGCTGAGGGAGTCTAATGGAGGTAATTAGCATCATAGTTATGTTCATATTCGGGAACATGAATGATAGTGAGCATCGAATGACACAGTATGTTCCAATGGAGTCACTCTCCTCATGCATGAAGGAAGTGAGAGTACTCAAGAAAAAGGAAACGGATTATACAAAGAACGCATTCTGCGGACCAGCACTCGTGGAACTGAGCGATGACGGGGAAATATTGACATTACATACGGAGCTCCCTGAAGGGGCAAAGATGATAAAGAAAGAAATAAGTAAAGAAGCATTTGAGAGATGGACACTTAGGTCCAAGGAAAAATGGAATAATAAATAACTATAAGGAAACTAATGACTACAGGAAAAATTAAATGGTTTAATCCAGCTAAAGGATATGGATTTATTGAAAATGAAGGAAGCAAGGATGTCTTTCTTCATGTATCGGCTTTGGAAAAAGCGGGTATTGACACACTACAAGAAGGAGAAGAGATAGAATTCGAGATAGGAGAGAATAAGGGAAAAGAAAACGCCATTAACGTCAGGAAAATTGTAGGCTAGTGGTTCAAATATTCACGCGTTCATCATACTTTACACCCGTCAAAAAAAGGACTAGTATAGGAAGATCTCCTAGGTCGAAGCCGAAGAATAAGCACAAGCGACGATCCTGGAAGAAGTATAATCGCCAAGGAGGCTAATATGGCACAAGGATATAAAGCTCGTAAAGACGAGTCTGTTGCGGAGAGAATTAAAAAACCTCGCACTGCAAAAGAACTAAAAGCAAGCGCTGATGAATCTTATGGAAAATTTGGCAAAGGCACTGGCAAAGGTGTTATCAATAAACGAGGCGGAGGCATCGCTAAAAGAGGAAAAGGCATTGCCAAAGCTGATGGTGGCGCAATTAAGCGTCAAGCAGGTGGATCAGGAAGAAGGAATTTACTAGAGGAAGTAGGTCGTATTGATGCAGAACG